GTCCAGGAAAGAGCGTCGCCAGTTTGAAAGGCAAGCACCTGAGGCGGTCGCTTCTAAGTGGGGTTTGAGTTACGCCCTTGTGACTCAACTGAGCCAGTCCGCTGACGCTGATGCTCAGGCGATGGCCCGTTGGTTTGAGGGCAAGACCAGGGAGTATATCAGTAACCCTACTGGTTTCAGTGATCGTGCTTTCATTGAGGAGTTTGATGCTCAACCGTGGGCGCAGAAGTATAAGCGTGCCGCGATTGAGGATATGGATTTTGAGGCTCAGTTCCCTGACTTGTACCGTCAGGCTGTTGACGCCGATATTGAGGTTCTTCGTGACGAGGCGGTGCAGTCTGGTGCCCAGTTCACGGATGATGAACTTCGTGAGTTAGCGAAGCAGAAGCGCCGTTTCGGTTTGAACGAGTCGCAGATGCGGAACACTCTAGCGGAGGCTGCGTTCGCTAAGGATGGTCGCGTTCGTGGTACTGCCGGTCAGTTGCAGACTGGTTTGAAGGAGTGGGCTAGGCGTAACGGTATTGGTTTATCTGATGCGATGGTGAATGATTATGCCCGTCGCATTCAGGCTGGTGATACTACTGAGTCTGATGTGTTGCAGGATTTGCGTCAAACGTATCTTGCTGGCGCGTATCCGGCGTGGGCTGACCGTATTGCTGCTGGTCAGGATATTGCTGATATTGCTGCACCGTACCGTCAGCGTGTTGCTCAGTTGTTGGAGATCAATGAGGATCAGATTGATTTGAGTGACCAGTTGTTGCAGCGTGGGTTGCAGGGTGTTGGTCCGGATGGTAAGCCTCGCGTGACTCCGTTGTATGAGTTTGAGCAGGAGATTCGTAAGGACCCGCGTTGGGAGTTTACGGATAATGCTTACGATGTTTACTCTCGTGTTGGGGAGAATCTGTTGCGAACCTTTGGATTCCGATGAGCGTTAACTATGATCTGAGCGGACCTGAGTTCGCTGGTGCTCGTGAGGCGGTCCAGGCGGCGGAGCGTGCTCTTGGTGGTCGTACTCTTGGTCAGATTAGTGAGGGTTTCGCTGGTGCAGCGCAGCGGGGGGCTGACGCTATGGCTGCACGGCAACCCGAAACGCAGTCCGCTGAGGATTTGTACTGGCAGCAGCGAGGTGCCGCTGAAGAGGCAGAACGTGTAGCGGTTAGGGAAGCCAACCGTCAGGGTGCTCGTGCTTTCCTCCGTGGCCTACTAGAACAGTACGGTCTTGGTTCCCTTGCCGGTGAGGTTGAGCGTCTTGTGGGTGACACCACGAACGAGTTGGTGATTGCGCAGCGGTTGCGTGAGACGCAACAGTACAGGGACCGCTTCAAGGGTCTGCTTGGTTTGCAGCAACGCGGAATCCCCGACATCCGTAACGAAGCAGAATACCTGAACCTGGAGTCACAGTACCGTCAGGTATTCCGTGAGGCTGGGTTGCGTGACTACCTGGGAACATCCGGCACACAAGCAGAGTATGATTCGATTGCCCGTCTCGTCAGTGACTTCTCCCTATCGGTGAATGAGGTACGTGACCGTGTAACGGATGCGCAGCGTGTCGTCGCAGAAACACCACAAGAAGTCCGGGACTCCCTGCAACGGTTCTACAACATTGATCCCGCCACACTCACGCAGTATGTCCTTGACCCGCAACGCACCACGAGCGAGATTCAACGCAGGGCTAACGCCGCTATTGTGGGTGGTTACGCTGCCCGTGCTGGCCTTGATCTTGGTGCTGGTGTGTCGGAACGTATCGGTGAGTTCCTTGGCGGTGAACGGGACATCCGTGGCACCCAGATCGAACCGCAGTTGACGGAGATCGCTGACATTCAACGGTCCACGCAACGGTTGGCTGAGATTGAGCAGGGTGAGTTGAGTGCGGAAACGTCCGCCCTTGCCGCCCTTGACTTGGATCGTGAGGCTCGTGAACGTGTCCGCACGTTGCAGTCTCGTGAACGGGCCAGGTTCTCCGGTCGTGCGGGTATCACGACGGGCAGCCTCTCAGCGGGTCCTAGCATATAACTGAATACGGGCGTGACAAGTGAGAGATTAACGCGGTTTACTGGTGCCCCCAGCCCCGTGTTTTTCTAACCCAGGTGCAATTCCTGGCACGTCCACTCCCAACCAGACCGACCGGCCCTGGTGGAGAAATCATAGTCCGGTAGTTACAGCCATCATCTTCTTCCCCGGTTGATGATGTGGGTAGCGATTCACCTAATGAATAGTAAGGGAGTTACTATGTCTGAGTACGAGTGGGACGACGACGATATCGAAACGTCGAATGACAGTAATGCCATGAAGGAACTTCGGAAAGCCTACAAGAAGTTGCAGGCTGAGAAGAAGGAACTGTCTGAGATGCTGGATGGCATGCAATCGTCGCTTCGTGAACGCTCCGTCAAGGACGTTATCGCAGCGAAGGGGCTACCTGAGAAGGTGGCGGCACTTATCCCTAAGGATGCGACCACTTCTGAGGAGGTGGAGGCTTGGATCAACGAGTACGGTGACGTGTTCGGCATCCAGGCTGAGGCTAACGAGCCTGAACAGTCACGCCAGGTTAACCCTGACTTGGCTGCGTTGAACCGCATATCTGAAACCCAGAGCAGCGGTCAACCTTTCACTAATGACCCCGACCAGTTAGCAAGTCTAATCAGTGGGGCGCAGGACATGGAGGAATTAAACAAACTCCTGTTCGGTTCCACGACGGGGCCGCAGGCTTACTAAGCCTCGCACAAGTAACAATAACTACTATTCACCTAAGGAGGTGAAACACTACTATGAGTAACGCTTACACTGGCACTTCTGCTATGGCTGGACTTGTCAAGGCAGCCTATGATCGTTACGTTGAGTTCGCTCTGCGTTCGCAGCCGCTGTTCCGCAACCTCGCGGACAAGCGTCCTGTGCAGCAGGCTATGCCGGGTTCTTCGGTGGTGTTCTCGCTGTACCAAGACCTCGCAGCCGCGACCGGCACTCTCACTGAGACTGTTGATCCGAACGCTGTAGCGATCTCGGACGTGAACACTGTCACTGTCACCCTGAACGAGTACGGCAACACCGTGCTGAACACCCGCAAGTTGGGTGAGTTCGCGTTCAGTGACGTTGATCCCGCCGTGGCGAACATCGTTGCCTACAACATGGCTGACTCGATTGATAAGATCGTTGTCAACACCTTGATCGGTGGCACGAACGTCCTGTACGCCGGTAGCGGCAACACCGCCACTTCTGGTGTGGCTGCTGGTGACGACATTGAGGGTGGCTTGATCCGTCAGGCTGTCGCTAAGTTGCGTGCCGCTAACGCTGTCCCCCGTGACGGCATGCTGTACGCCTGCTACATGCACCCTGAGGTCGCGCATGATCTGCGTTCGGAGACTGGTGCTCTCGCGTTTGAGGATGTCCGTAAGTACACGGACCCGAACGTGGGTAACATCTTGAACGCTGTGACTGGCGTGTACGGTGGCGCTTACGTGGTGGAGACTCCGCGTGCATACACTGCCACGGATGGCACTTCGTCTGCGAAGGTGTACCGCACGATCATCGCTGGTCAGCAGGCTCTCGCTGAGGCGACTGCTGTTGAGCCGGGTGTCGTTATCGGCCCGGTTGTTGACAAGTTGATGCGGTTCCGGCCTGTCGGCTGGTACTCGTTGCAGGGTTGGGCTCGCTACCGCGAGGCTTCCTTGTACCGGATTGAGTCAACTTCGTCTATCGCTTAGTTGATGGTGTGGGGGGCCGCATCATATTGCGGGTGCGGCCTCTCACTTTCAATGGGAAGGTTTTTCTGGATGCGTCGTTTGTGGACTGGTGGCCCTACGAATGTTCGTAAGGCTGGTCGGGATCACCGTTTGTGGTGGGTTGGCTGGGATGAGGGCATTGATGTTGTGCGTGATGCTGCCGGTAACTGGGTTGAGTTGACGTATCCTGTTGATGAGGTTTTAACGAACGATTACGTGTTTGTCCTGCGTGGCGGGTACCGTAAGATCGTTCCCGAGAATTACTATATCGAATTGGTTGCAGCCGGGTATGGCTCCTATTTCGAGAATCTTGATGAGTACACCAACACGATGTTGTATCAGTATGAGGAGTGAGTGTGGCTGTTATCCCCCCGAATCGTGATGTTGGTGATGATGGTCATATTGATGACCATAATGCTATTAATGCTAAACTTGGTGAACTTGCTGCTGTCCTTCCGGTTGCTGGACCGGTTGGTCCTACGGGTGCTACGGGTCCGGTAGGTCCTACTGGTTCTGCGGGTCCTGCTGGTGCTTCTGGTGCTCAGGGTTTGCAGGGTGTTCAGGGTGTGCAGGGTCAGCAGGGTGTGTCTGGGCCTACTGGGGCGACTGGTCCCACGGGACCTAGTGGGGCTACTGGCCCTACGGGTCCTACTGGTGCTGCGTCTACTGTCCCTGGCCCTACGGGGGCAACTGGTCCTACTGGCCCGTCTGGTCCTGCTGGTGGACCTACGGGCCCTACGGGAGCAACGGGTGCTACGGGGCCTTCAGGGGCTCAGGGAGACGTTGGGGCGACTGGCCCTAGTGGACCTACCGGGGCTACCGGCCCGTCGGGTCCTAGTGGTCCTCAGGGCGTTACAGGGCCATCTGGTGCCACGGGTGCCACTGGCCCTACTGGTCCTTCGGGTGCCAATTCGACTGTCCCTGGTCCTACTGGTGCCACAGGACCCACTGGGGCTACGGGTCCTACCGGACCGACGGGACCGACCGGGCCTACTGGTCCTAGTGGTGCGAGTGTGACAGGTCCCACGGGTCCGACTGGCGCGACGGGTGCCACGGGTGCTACTGGCCCTGCGGGTACTGGTGGCGGAAGTGTTGTTGATGTTCTCATGCTGATGGGTGGTTAGGAAATGGCAGTCGCGTATAAAGTCCTTGGTCAGTTGGAGCCGTCAGCGACGACGGAAACAACCCTCTACACAGTCCCCTCCGCAACGGAGGCGGTGTGTTCCACGCTGTCAGTGTGCAACAAAGCCGCTACCGCTGGCACATTCAGGGTGCGTATCAAGATCAACAACGCCGCTGATGACGATAAGCAGTTCGTGATGTATGACGCGCCTATCGCCGCGAAGGACACGCTGCTGTTGACGTTCGGTGCGACGCTTGGTGCGGGGGATGTGGTGCGGGTGTATGCGTCTAGCGCGGATCAGACGTTTCAGTTGTTTGGAAGCGAGATTGCCTAATGGCAATCAAGTCTGTTTCGCTGTCGTTAATTGGTGACGATAAGCGGTCAAAGTCGATTGTTGACTTGTACAAACAGTCAACTCCGCTACAGATTGAGTACGTCGTCATTGCTGGTGGTGGTTCTGGTGGCTATTCGCTAAATGGTCAAGGCGCAGGCGGCGGAGGCGCTGGTGGATACCGATCAAACGTATCGGGAGAGTCATCGGGAGATAACTCGTCCGCAGAGGCATCTTTGCAATTGGACGTAAACACGGAGTATGCGATCACTGTCGGCGCTGGGGGCGCGGCTTCTGGTGCAAGTGCTACAGGGCTCTACGGTAACAACGGTTCCAGTTCGCGGTTCTATTCGATTGTGTCAGAGGGTGGAGGATCAGGCGGCGGCGGAGGGGTTACGCCTAGGCGCGGCGGAGCAGGCGGAGGGCCGTGGGGTGAACCTGTATCACGGTCTGCCACTTTGGGAACCCCAAATCAGGGAGGCGACAGTGGAGCCAACTATGCAAGCGCGACAGCCTCACAAGTTGCGGGTGGAGGCGGTGGCGGAACGGGAGCGAACGGTTCTAACGCTGCACTCAAAGTTGGTGGTAACGGCGGCAATGGAACTGCTTCGTCAATAACGGGTTCCAGCGTCACGCGAGGCGGCGGCGGCGGCGGCGCTCCCTCT